TACCGGGTGTTGATGGCGAGTCATACATGGGCATGACGTCCGAGGGACGCAAGCAGACAGCCAAGAACATACACCCAACGGTTAAGCCTAATGAGCTGATGCGCTACCTTTGCAGGTTGATTACTCCTCCCGGTGGCACTGTCCTCGACCCATTCACAGGGTCCGGTAGCACTGGCAAGGCGGCAAAGATGGAGGGATTCAGCTTTGTAGGGTGCGAGCTTGACCCGGAGTACGTTGAAATAGCCAGAGCACGAGCCAATTATGAACCACCTCAAAGGAGTATATTCTGAAACCTGAGTTACTATCCTCATTCACAGTAGGGAGTTCCCTTGGCAAGATGGTCACAGGGATAGGGCAGGCTCCGTGGGAGTCTGTGGCTATGATAACCTCAAAGATGTCGAGGAATGCTTCCCACTATGCTCGGATCAAGTATGCCCTTCAGTTTGAATACATGAAGCGTCTCGAGGACGCTATTTGCGACAAGGTTGTCAAGAGAAGGTTTACAAAACAAACACTTAAACTCCTCGGTCGTAAGAACATAGTGCCGAATGACATACGTGGAATGGTGCGTCTTGGTATTATGGAGTCCTTCCTTGAGAAGGAGATGACCAAGGAGGTGCAGGTCATGGTCGTCAATGTGACGTGGAGTCGTTGGCGTGAGCTTCGTCCTATGTATAAGCGTGACGTCCTGCCACTGTTCTCAGACCTTGAGACAGAGATATGGACTGCATAAATGGTCGGTTTATGCACACAAGTGAGGGGCGAGAGGTTATAGCTATGAACAAGTTTACTTCGCAACTCGACCGGGAATCGACACAATACCAACAGTGGTATGACTTCCAGTGGGGCAGTGCGTCACAACAAAGTTTACAATACAGCGACAACTTAGCTGACACCGTGTATGGACACGGTGGCTACCGAGTCTTCACGCCGCCGACAAAGGTAAACGATGTATTCAGTCGTATAATCAGACGTTCACGGGTAGAGGGAGACTGCTTGGTATGGCATGGTACTTCTCCCGGAGGGTATGGACGACTGGACGTTGGTGATAAAAAGAGATATGTCCACAGACTCATGTACCATATTATCTATGGTGACTTCACGGGGCACCTGATGCACACTTGTGGTAACTCACTATGTTGCAGGCCGGAGCACTTAAGGATTAAACGTGACCGACGACAAGCAGAAGCAGAAGGCAAGGCGAGCGACGATAAGGCAGAGGAACCTAGTGGAGAAGCACTCTCCCTATAAGCCAAAGCGTCATCCTAATGACAAACGTTATATAAGGAACAAGCACAGGTGGATCGACGATGAGTAGGCTCTCAGACGCCCTGTGTTGGGCGACGTGGGCTTTACGCAACGTACCCTATATGGTTCCCTATGTATATTATAAAGCGCGGGGGAAGAGACCTATCCTTTATGACAAAGCCTATGAATTGTATATAGACGAGAGACTACACTCTATAGACGGTTACATGGGTGACGGTGTTACGTTATGCTTGGCGAGTAACTGTATCCTGAGTGGATACACTCCCTTATGGAGTAAGAGGTACGAGGACAAGGCTTACCTTCGCAGGGTATCTGAGTGGATGGATGCAGGGGACTTTCCGTTTGTTAGGCTGTGAACAATAAAGTTCACGTGCTAACGCACGCAGTTCAAACCAGTTCAAACCAACCAAACCAGTTCAGTAGCATAGAATTCCCCCACTTTGAGTAGGCTTCGCGTAACGTACGTTATGTTAAGTCGGGTTCTCCCCCACTTGTAGCATTTTATCCTACAGTAGCGGGGAAGCAGGCCCGGTAGACCCCCCCGGCCCCCCTTTAACTTTTGAACTAGTCCTAGATATTGTCCACGCAAACTGGAGGGAAGAAATGGCAAATGGCGTAAGATATCACCCAAGCTCACGTCAAAGGATTCCCTTTGAGAGGAGAAGCCTGTGGCCCCAAGAAGAAGAAGAGGAAGTTCTTGTTGGTTCTACTTATGATCCGAAATTAGGCAGCGACAGCCCTATAAATTATGAAGCTTTGGGTATGTGGGATGACCCGGAAGATGTCGGGTACGATGTACAGGTAATAAACCGAGAGGACTTAGGTTTACCCCCTCTTGAAGATGAGCGTTTGTTTGGTGTATCGTTGGGAAGAACTCCGAGTCTTATGCCTCCTATGGATACTGACTTTAAGTCAAAGATTTCAATGCCTTCCATGACTCCTGTAAGAAACAAGCTCGCTGGAGCGACATCGGTAGACGATATCTATAAGGCTATATTTAAGGCTGAGCACAGGCTTACCCGAATGAAGCCTTGGATAAAGACCAAGGTGAGAGGTGGCAGTGCTTGGGGTGAGGTACAGATTACTGACGGCACTATGGAGACGGCAATGAATTCTTCTGCCATAAACCTGACTCCAGAGGAGTTTCAATATGCACGTCGGTACATAGGGATACCCTCAAAGGACAAGGCACAATGGCTTACAGGGCCATATGAGAAGGAGATGTACCGAACAATAGCCAAGAAGATAATGGACTACTACCTTAAATTGAGTGGGGGAGATCCACGTGGTGTGATGACCAAGTGGTACCTTGGCCTCAACGCTGGAGACGTTAAAGGAGACCCCAAATCAAGCCGAGATCTTAATGATGTTCTGAAAAGGATGAGCAAAGAAAACAAACGCTACATGGAAATATTTCTGAAGGAACTGGGACTCAAATGAACTACGGAGGTGCCTATCCGGGAGACCCCAGAGGACGCGCAGAGGCCATCGCTGACAATGTTCGCGATGACCACATGGACTTGGACTTCAAGACTGAGATCTCCCTGTCTGACGCTGTAAAAAATTCTTCAGCAGGGGGGTATGCAACTCGCGCCCAAGAAGAGCTGACTCAGGATTTAACGAACGAGGCCATCAGGTCAGCCCCGACAGCTGGTGATGCGTGGGCGGCTGTCAGGAATGCGAGGTCTTTCCTGACTAAAGAAGGAGGCCCATACCAGTACCAGAAGGGTTTAAAAACAACCAGAGGTATAGGAAGCTACTTAACAGGGGCTGGGGCATTAAGTGCGATGTGGGGCATACACCCTATAGTTACACTCATGTCACTGGCACCCCAGAATGTTCTGGGTGTTTCTGATTCAGATGAAAGTACGTTCACTAGGGCCAACCGGGGATTATGGGACTTCATCCTTCCCGGAAGTGATTGGGAAGAAGAGGACTATTGGAAGATCTCAGAATGATAACATCTAAACAAGAAGCCTTTATTGATGCCTTCTGCATCACCGGCAACGCAACAAAATCGGCTGAGATAGCTGGGTACTCACCCACTACAGCTCGGCAAAAGGGCTATTCCCTGAAAAACCAGTTCTCACGAGAGATTGAGGACCGGATACGCCAGATGATGGTCGACCACATCCCTGTCGTGGTGGACAAACTGAAGTACCTGATAGGCGACGCTCAAAGCGAGTCTGTGCAGTTGGGTGCAATAAAGGACTTCCTTGACCGGGCTGGCATGAAGCCCACAGAGAAGGTTGAGACTATAACTCGTGTTGAGTCCATGTCCGAGGATGAGATACGACGGGAGCTTGCCTCATTGAGAGGCGAGGTTATTAAAATACCAGAGGTTTTAAACTAGTGCCAGTAAAAAAGGTGAAGGGAGGCTACAAGTGGGGCAAGTCTGGAAAGACCTACTCAAGCAAAGCAGGCGCACAACGACAAGCGAGAGCTATCTATGCAAGCGGTTATAAAAAGGGAGCTAGAGCTAGAAAGGGAGCTTAGACAGCGAGAACGCTACGACCAGCTCACCCAGTATGATCCCTACCCTTACCAGATAAAGTTCCACGAAACAGGAGCACACGCCAACCAACGTCTGCTAATGGCAGCGAACAGGATTGGTAAATCACTTGCCGGAAGCCGTGAGATGGCAATGCACTGCACCGGACTGTACCCCGAATGGTGGAAGGGAAGACGATACCGGCAACCGATAGTAGCATGGGCCGGTGGGATTTCTAACGAAACCACCAGAGACATTGTGCAATATGAACTCCTTGGTTCGCCTGACGACCCGGAAGCATGGGGGTCAGGGGCCATTCCCAAGAAGTATATTGTAAGCTCTGAGAGGAAGCCCGGCGTTCCCAATGCCAAGTCAGTCGCCCTTATCCGGCACGCGAGCGGTGGGAATTCCTCTCTTTTTTTTAAAGCCTATGAGATGGGCGTAGAGAAGTGGCAGGGTCGTTCTGTCGATTGTATCTGGCTGGACGAAGAACCAAGCAGGGAGCTGTATAGTCAGGCCGTAACTCGAACGCTGGATCGCAAAGGAATGGTCTATATGACCTTCACGCCCGAACAGGGTATGACCGAGACTGTCGCGTCTTTCTTGAACAACCTAAAGGACGGACAGAGTTTAAACAACGCAACATGGGACGACGCTAGTGAAAAAGTAAGAAGCCTAAGTGGAGGGCAGGGACACCTCAACGAGGCTGTCATGGAGCAGATTCTAAGCTCCTACAGCCCACACGAGAGGGAGATGCGGAGATACGGCAGACCAGCCATTGGCTCAGGTCTTGTATTTCCCATACCGGAGGAGCAACTGACTGTACCCTCATTCCCCATACCCGACCATTGGCCTAGAATCGCTGGGATAGATTTCGGCTATGATCACCCAACAGCTGTCGTTTGGTGTGCGTACGACCCAGAAGAGGAGACTACTTATATATACGACTGCTATCGTATGTCTAAAGCGCCCCCTTCGACCCATGCGTCAGCTATAAAGGCAAGGCCCGGATTCATACCTATAGCGTGGCCACATGATGGCAACCGCAAGGATTCAATGGGTAATCCTGGGTTAGCGGAACAATACAGAGCGCAGGGATGTAATTTCCTACCTTTCCACTTTGAAAATCCTCCGGCTATTGGTGAGACCAAGGGAGGCAATTCTGTAGAGGTTGGGATCATGGAGATTTACCAGCGTATGTCTAATAACAAGTTCTTTGTATTTTCCCACCTTTCGGACTGGTTTGAGGAGTTTAGAATGTATCATCGGAAGGACACGAAAATAGTAAGCCTAAGAGATGACCTAATGTCCTCGACAAGGTACGCCGTGATGTCACTAAGGTTTGGCATGGCAGGCAAAGACCCGCAGTGGACAAAAGACCTCGAATATGGTAACTACGGGATCATCTGATGGACTGGTGGGAATGGATAAAGGATCGTTACGGGGATACTAAGGACTACGTAGAAGGATACCCGGACGCGTACTTCTCTAACGTAAAGCAGGGGCTGTTACAGTCAGCCGATTTATACAAGAAGACTGGAGGAGTTGGTCCGGGCTGGTCTCTCCCCTTTGCCTTCTCGTTAAACCCGTTTAACGTTGCAGCGGATGACGCAATGACAGCGGCTTCTAAGCCTATCGCAGATATCACTGGAGCAAAACAGCAGGATGTAAAGAATACCCTAAGCGCGATTAGCATGGCCTTACCCTTGTTAAGGAGCAATAAGGGATTGACCCTTTCGGGGAAGACAGAGGTGGGTACTTCTCTAGCAAAGAGACCTCCTCTCTTAGAGTACAAAGATAAATACCCGTTATCGATGTGGTCTGATATGCCTGAGTGGACAGCTACCGATGTTGCCCAGAGAGGAGATGCCGCCCCTAACCCCGTCGATACCTTTTACTACTCTAGGGCTGTAGAAAAGGTTAGAGGGTTAGACACCAACACATTGTACCCGCTGAGTGATCTTGTTAGCTGGTTGCCTAAAAGCGCTGT